ACGATTTTTTGGTCAATTCGACCCATTGGGTAACGCATCCAAAACTTCTCAATGCGCTCGGCTACTGTTTCATAGTTTTCAAGCGACATGATTCACCTGGGCTACTATGTTGCGAGATACCTGGATTCCCCGTGCAAAACCCCTGCGTGAGCCTTGATGATCACCATTTCGATAACCGAATTTGTAGCCCGCAATGAAGCCAATTGCGCTTATTGCAGATATGAGTGCTAGCACCCGTAGATGTGCCATATAAATTCTCCCGATCCGATATAGTCAGATCAAGGGAGCGACCCATTACAAAGAGATGCTAATTACGCTGGCATTATGTCTACCTAGGTTTACATAATGTAGATAAGCGGATTATCAAATCATCTCAATATGTGACTGGTCATTCCCTTGTCAGACTGCCTATGCGTATCCCTATGATGCGCATAAGCACCAATGTTAAACGACCCCACTGACAACGGGCAACATTTAACGGGCATCTGACCAGTCATAAAAATGGGAGTATTTATGAATTCATCAGGGCGCATCCGCGCGACCACTGAGGTCAATTTCAAGTCCAGCATGGTTGCTTATGTTTATGGTGAGGATGACCGCGTGGTGAACCCAGGGGATTTGCTCCTGGTAATGAGCCAATCTGAACCAGGGGATCGCAATCAGTCCAATATCCGCAAATTTGAGATTTCAGTCAATGGCAATCAAATGGCTTCATTGTTAGCCCAGGTCAAGCGGGCAGCTGATTTGTTTGAACTTAATGAAGAATGGTTGCGAAATCCAGCATCAAAACCTGCAACACCACTGACCGCTGATGTTTTGATTTTGCAAGATGCCAATCGCCTGGCAACACATTTGAAGCATTTGAAGGGTTATGTGCCAACCCTGGCATTACTACCCGCCACCCCGATTGCTCAGGATTCGATAAATTTCATCAACGCGGTTGGATAAAACTCGCAATTCATCTCGCATGGATTTTCCCGAATTTGGCAACAATTCGGTGAGAATTGATTTAGTAACCATTTTCATGACTGAATAGATTGCAGTGAGCAGCGCAATAAGGCACCCGATCACTGCAACCCATTCATTTGTACTCATTACTTGGCATTGACTCCAAATGCTTTGTCATTAGGGGATAACCAGCGAATTACAACGGGTGCAATTGCAGCCACGCCACCCAATGCCATTTGCTTAATTGTTCCACCAGCCATGAATACGGCTAATGCAGCGGCTAAGTATGACCGAAGCCAACTCAGCAATAATTCTTTAGCATGTTTCATTTTAACCCACTTTCTTTAGGTTTAGTTTTCCAATCAACTCAGCACATTTGGCTGCATTAAGTGAAATTTCAAAATGCATTTCATCAGGTCGCCTAAACATTCCACCCCAGGTTAATCCATATTTTTTGCACAATGCTTCAATCAAAACTGATTGCATTGGTGTGAATGTGCCAGCATGACCCAATGGATGCTTAGTTGCATTCAAATCAATTGCAGTGCCACTTGAATGATTGCTCAGTTTGTCGCTAGAACCGCGAACATTTCTAAATGCATAACCCCAGTCATCTAATGTGCCTACATCTATTGGCTCAATATGCTGGTGAAATTCAGCAGCAAATGTGACTAATAGGGGAGCGACTGCGGCAGCACAACGCAATTTAATCTTTGTGCCAGGCACGGGAAATGAGCCAATCCCAATCACTTTAGGATCAGCGGATGCAGTCCAACCATTTTGGCTAATCAATAGTTGGCTCATCAATTACTTCATCAGGTATATCGATTTCTTCAATGATGTTGTTGTTAGGTTTTTTAGGATCATATCCGCCTAAACCATAAGTTATTGATTTCATGTTATGCCACCAAATAAACGGCAGGTGCGGCTGATAGTGATAATGAAAGTGATGCAGCGGTGGCAAACCCTGAGGCAACATTGACTGATTGTTGATAACTTGCAGCGGTCGGAAGTATGGCACTTGCCGCGCCGAGATCAAACGGCTGATAAATAGTTGATGCGCTTGTATAAACATAAAAATTATTTGTTGTCGGGGAAGTGATTGTGTTAAAGGCTAACCAATACCAGCCTGGTGTTAATGCTTGATTGATTGTGATGTTGTATTCAGTTGAAATTGCACTTGGCGCAATTAATCCAGCATCGAGTAAAACTGTTGTTGGGGCGTTTCCTGAATTGTTATATATTCCCAATCTTATAGATGCAGTTCCAGAAAATGACGAACTAGTTTGAATACCAATTTTTGCAAATGATCGCGATTCTCTTATATAAATTGGCATATAATAAGTGGTATTGAGTGTTCCAGTAGTTGCAGTGCTGAGTGCATTTATGTTTGGTGATTTGTAATATCTACCAGTTATATATGAAAGTGCTGGAATTGGTTTGAGTGCAGTATCATTTACAGATTTAACCGCATTTGGCGTTGCAGCAGTTGTTGTTGATGTGCTGGATGTTGAATCAGTTAATTGAACCGCACCTTTTTGCGCGGTAGTGCCATCTTGAATTCCAATTGTCACCGCACCTGATGAGCCACCACCTGTCACTGGGCTTGTCACATTCACCGCTGTTATGTCGCCAACATCATTGTTGATCCAGGTGAAATCCAAATCGGTGTTTGATGTTTTGCTTAGAATTTGTCCAGTTGTGCCACCATTTAGATCAGCCAAATCTGAATCAACCGCCTGACCAAAAACCTCAAAGTCAGCGGGTAAATCTGTCACCAAATCGGTTGGTGTTGGCATTTGCCAGCCAAAATTGCTTGTTGGATTGCTCATTTTTTCTCCTTAGAAAACGACCAGGGCATCTTGCCAGGTCAATGTTGGTGTGATTGTGTTCCACAATTCAGCTGCTAAAACATCCTGCCATTGTGTTGATTGCACTGAAAATGGCAGCGGTGATAATAATGCGGTGATTGATAATTCATTGTAGGCAGCGCGAAATGTCCAGCCTTCAATAAACCCGTTGAATGTTGCGCCCATATTGTTTGGCATCTCTGTAATTCTCACTGGCATGCCCATGAAAATGTTGATCAATGAATCCCGATCTGCATCAGATAGTTCATTGTTGGTTAATTGATAAGATATTGAATTGAACATGGCGCGAGGATAAGCGCGAAGTAATAAATAGAAGTCTGCCTGGGCTTGGGCATCTATCGCGCTGAAAATGGTTGTGTTGATAATTTGACCCAATTCACCAAATAACACCATTGATGCTGGATCAGTTGCTGAAACATCATTTGTGCTAAGTGATCCATATTTAAGAGTTATTGCATTGCGCACATCACCTGCGCGGGTTTGTAATGTCAATCCTGATGCAATCGCTTCATTGGCAGATAATTCAACATAACCATTGGTGGCTAAATAATCTCTGCGGTGATCAGCATCCGCGTAGCAGATTTGACCCTGGGCATTCTCATATAAATAACCCAATCCTGAAGTTGCCAGGGCTGAAATGAGTGTGTATATGTCTGTTCGAGATGATGCGCGATTTGCCAATTCATATTGACCTGGGCGATCAATTTCACCCAATCCTAGATTTTCTGCATTTGCCCAATCAACTGTTGGGTCATAGGTATTCCATTGCAACGCTGGTGGCACTTCCGACCATTCATTCAAAAATGTCCCATAAAGTGAATCATAGATTTGATCACCATCATGATCTTGTGCCAATACGCCATTGGTTAGAATCTTGCTCGCCTTCGCCAAAATACCCAGGGCAATTATTCTGACTGTTTGTGAATATGCCACCGAACCCACATCAGTGACCACAACTGAAACATCACTAATCCATCCACCAAATAAAGGCACAAATGCAGCTGCTGAATCCTGAATCTCAATTGTGATTGAATCATTGATATTGGTGACAATGTTTGTCTGATTTAGATTGATTAAGGATATTGATACATAACCCGCCTGGGCTTGCTCATACACATTTGATCTACCTGATGTAATTGTTAAATTGGATAAAATTGCATCAGTGTATTCAACGCCATTGATCTTAACTCTCCACACTGGATTCCAATTACTCATCTATCATTTATCCTAAAATTAGTTGCGCCACCAGTGCCGCGATAATATGAATCATTTAATGTTTCAGTGATAACTCTTGCAGTCGCTTCAGGATCACCAGCCACGCCAATGTTCACTGTTATTGATCCTGCATACTCTCGACCACGCACATCCGAAGTGCCTAATGTATTAATCGGTGCGCCAACTTTAGGCATTACCAAAACTGATTGAGGT